GTATTTGTAGATAATGTACCTGTTTTGATGTATTATGTTGAAAGTATGCCATTTGCTTTCGATGTCCTTGAAGACGAGGATAAAAATGACAAATGGATATTGGCAGAAGCAGCACTCAATGAAGAGTATACTATGGAGGACATCTTCAAGTATTCTGATTACTTAATTGCTGAAGAATGCCACCCTGTATTATTTGATCTAGATATCGTTAACCCTGAAGTTTTGCCCGATGAACACATTTCTTGAATTACTTGAAGGTCACTTCTCTAATAAAAAACAAGCACAGGGTCATCCCACTCGTTATGCTCACATTCACATTAAGCATGTAAAGATTGGAAAGACGAGGTTTTATGGTGAGCAAGCATATAATTATGCACGTCAAAGACCATATCGTCAATTTGTTATTGATGTAATTGAAGAAGATGGTAAATATCGTCTGAAGAATTACGAACTGAATGCACCAGATCGTTTTGTTGGTTGTAAAAATCTAGAAGCAATTTCTGATACACACTTGACATACCGTGAGGGTTGTGATATTATATTTGAACAAGCGGGAGAGAAGACATTTAAAGGTGGCACTTCTACTTGTGAATGTTATGTTCAGTGGCAAGGTAAACAAACTTTCCTAGAAAATAATATTCTGTTGACTGATACTGAATATCAAGTTATTGATATTGGTAGAGATGTCGAAACCAAACAAAAAGTTTGGGGATCAAACTGGGGTCATCTCAAGTTTGATCGTATGCCAGATTAGCTCAGTTGGATAGAGCAGTGCTTTTGTAAAGCAAAGGTCAACAGTTCGAGTCTGTTATCTGGCTCTCAATCCTCCTTAGCTCAGCGGTAGAGCGGTTGACTGTTAATCAATTTGTCCCTGGTTCGATCCCAGGAGGGGGAGTTATGTATAGAACAACGTATAGAGAGCAGTTCAGTTATATTTTTCTGTGTTTTAAGGAAATAGTTAAGATGGCAGTTATGGGGGATAGATATAATCCTACCGTATAAATATACCGAAGAGAATCCTAGCAGCATTCGGTCGGAATAATACTATGCCACTAACAAGACTGGACAACCTGATTACCAGCAAAACAGGTAAATATCTTTATGTTTCTCCAGACGATTTCAATGCGTCGGATGAACTGAACAACAGGGGTAATTCACCTGTTAGACCTTTCAAGAGCATTCAGCGTGCTTTCTTGGAAGTGGCAAGATATTCTTATCTGCCTGGTGTAGATAATGATAGATTTGACCAGTTCACCATCATGCTAATGCCTGGTGAGCACTTTATTGATAACCGTCCTGGTGTAGTAGATACCAGTGTTATTGATGTTTTTGGTTTCGATGATACAAATAATGAGTGGACTGACAACTCTATTCTAGATCTGTCTAATCCAGACAACATCTTCTATAAATTCAACAACACTGAGGGTGGTGCAATTATCCCTCGTGGTACTTCTCTTGTCGGTTATGACCTTCGTAGAACGATGGTCAAGCCTCTGTATGTTCCCGATCCTGCTGACTCTAGAGAAAAGCGTTCTGCCATCTTCAATGTAACTGGTGGTTGTTACTTCTGGCAGTTTACTATCAAAGATGGTGAAACAACTTCACTGTCTCCTCTCTACAACCCTAACGCTGCCGTACCTAGTGGTGAGGTATACTATTCTAAGGATGACTTCACTAAGAAGACTGCTCCTAACTACTCTCACCACAAACTAACTGTATTTGAGTATGCAGATAAAGAAGAACTGCAACTCCTTTATAGAAAGATTGCAAAGGCATTCTCTGCATTCCAACCAACTATTGATGATCCTGGCGAATTCGATGTAAGAGTACAGGAGAACAGAATTGTAGGTCCACTGTCTGACTCTAGAGCAATCGAAAGTCTACAGTTTGATGACGCTACATCTGATCCATCAATCCCTGGTTCTAACGTTAGAGTTACTGTAACAACTAAAATTGACCATGGTTACTTTGCTGGTCAGTCTGTTGCTGTTCTCAACACAGAGATTGATGATAAACTAGAGGGAACATTTAATATTGCCTCTATTGATCCTACTGATGGTAGAAAGTTTACTTACTTTGTATTTGGTGAAGTAGTATCTACAATTGGTCCTGGTTCTAACGCTGGTGCAAGTGGCATTCAACCAGGAGATGTTCTTGACATCACATCTTCTCCTGCACTTGGTCAGAATGCATTGACCCTAGCAGAAGTTGATTCTGTTGAATCTGCATCACCATATGTCTTTAACTGCTCTATCCGCTCTACGTGGGGTATTTGTGGTATCTGGGCAAATGGTCTTAAGGCAACAGGCTTTAAGTCAATGGTTATCGCTCAGTATACGGGCGTTTCGCTTCAGAAGGATGACAGAGCATTCATCCGCTACGACGAGTTTAGCAATACATTTAACCAAGCATCTCTGAAAGATGCATTTGATAGCATCCCTTATCACACTAAGGGTGATTCTTTCTGGAAAGATGAGTGGCGTAACTTCCACGTTCGTGCTTCTGAAGATGCATTCATCCAGAACGTTTCTATCTTCGCTGTTGGTTTTGCTGATCACTTCCTAATGGAAAGTGGCGGTGACATGTCTATCACCAACTCGAACTCCAACTTCGGTAATACATCACTTCATGCAATCGGTCACAAAGGATTTGCATTTAATAGTGACAAAGGTGGTTATATTGATTCTATCATTCCTCCTCAGCAAATTGAGACGACTGATAAGAAGATTAATTACTACCCATTCAATATCCCTGCAACACTCACAGGTGTTGAAGGTATCCAAACAGAATCTTTCGGTAACCTAGTATATAACGATACTAGATTATATCTAGATTCTAATGATGATGCGCTGCTACCATCTAAGCGTCCTGCTGTATCTATTGATGGATACAGACTTGGTGCTAGACAGAACGAAAAGATTTTCGTTAAGTTAGAAAAAGCATATGATGGTGATGATCAAGAGTATAGTGCAGAGATTGAACCTGCAGGTTTCATCAAGTATATTGCTAAACCTGATATTTTAGCACCTAGCGGTGGTACAATTGACAACTTGGCATTAGATTCTGCTAATCTAATTGAAGCAAACAGAACGTTCTTCCAAGAAGAAGTCTTTGGATATGTTCTAGAGAAGTACCCATACTTACAGAACATTTCTTATGTCAACCCTGGTCTAGATCCTGACTCTAACCGTTACTTTGATGCTCGTAATCTAATTCTCTCCAATAGAGATGAGATTATCAATACAGCATACGACTCAATGTATACTGCATTTGGTCCTGCTGGTGAGAACAACGCTCAGTTCCTTGCTGGTAACGACGAGACTAAGTGTAAGCGTGACATCGGACATATTGTTGACGCTATTGCAGAAGACCTCAGAGACGGTGGTAACAGCAATATCATCAACGCTACTAAGTTCTACTTCAATGCGGATGGTTCACCTCTTGCTAATGGTCTAGTTGGTGAAGAAAGATTTGCTATCTTTGCATTTAAGAGAGCTCGTGATCTCTGTAAACTAGCAATTGCTAACCTCTTGACAGTAACTGATGCTACTGTTACTATCGATGCATCTAATGTTGTTGATCCTGCTGGTCGTTATAAGGATTCTCGTAATCTAATCTTGGCGAACAAGTCGGACATTATTGATGCTGCAATTGCTGCTATCAATGCATACAATCCTACTTTTGTGTACCCAGGCGGTAGTGATACCAAGTGCCGTAGAGACTTAGGATTGATTGTTGACGCTGTTGCACAAGACCTCTGGTTTGGTGGTAACGAGTATTCTATTGCTGCTATTCAAGAATACTTCGATAACAACGCACTTACTGCTGGTGGTGTTGATGGTGAGGTATCTGAGACTATTATTGCTTTATACAAACTGCAAGATCAGATGAACCTTGCGGTTAACAACCAACTAGCATCCACTGATTTAACTGTTACTTTAGATCAGACTGGTGATCCTGCTATTGTTTCTGATACTCATGCTAATGCATTCGAGACTATCACTGAAAACAAGAAGTTCATTGCTAAGGAAGCATATGAGCGCATGAAGGATGTATATTCCAACACTCAGTATAGTTGGAATCCACAGGGAACTCTTGGTTGGACTCCTCGCCCTGGCACTACTGAGCAAGACTGCTTAGATGATGTTTATAACGTTGTTGATGAAATCCTATACAACCTCAAGTTTGGTGGCAATCACAAGGCATATGATGCCGCTGAGGTATATGTAACTAACCAGTTCAATGGTGAAGCAATCACTTCATTCCTAGATGAAGAGCGTGATGAAGCAGCAAGAGTCTTCACTGAGGCGAAGAGTGTTGCACTAGACGTGATGCGTAACATCACCGTTATCCCAACTAACTGGACACCTACAGGTGATAGTGTACAAACAAAAGATCTTACACAAATTATTGATCCTAACAACCCAACTTGTTCTTCTGTTGAGGCAGCACTTGATACTCTCTTCGGTATCGTTCTGCAAGGTATTGGAACTGACGCTGGTGTAGGAAATCTTGGTGGTATTACAAGAACTGTACCTGCACAACCAACAACATATGTTGAAGGCAATTGCTCTGATGTTCTTGGTGGTATTGATAACCTAGTTGGTCTAATGATCGATGCATTGTATGCTGGTAACCTAGATGGTGTCCCTGCAGTTGACAATGGTAACTGGGATTGTGCTAACGTAAGAGGAACAATCCACACCCTAACTGATATCATTGTAGATGCTATCGATGCTGGTTCCTTAACTGGACTACCTGATGTATCCTCTGGAGCATTCATTGCTAATGCACAGATCTCCAAGTGCTATAGAGACGTTGGTATTATTACTGACGCAGTTATTAATGACCTACGTTTTGGTGGTAATCTTAACACCATCCAGGCTGGTGAAGCATACTTCATTGGTAACAACCTAGAGTACATCGATGGTGAGAAGAACGAGACTCTAGATGCATGGGATGCAATCAGACATCTTGCTATCTCTGCTCTACGTAACCACACCACTCAGGTAAATGGTTGTGCGTTAACAAACGGTAGTGCCATTGTTGATGTTGGTAGCAATACTGGTCTAACGATTGGTATGAGAGTTCAGCAGTATGATCCTAATGATTTTACTTCTGATGCTCAGTTGATTGGTGGTTCTACACCAATCACCACCAATATTCCTGAAAATACTTTCATCAAGAAAAAGATTGGTAGCACACAGATTGAACTTGGTGTAGAGAATGCTAGACTAAACAGTGGTGCTACTGTTCCTGTACAGGGTCCTGGTGGAAGCAACATCACTCTCTACTTTACATTAGAAAAAGGACAGTGGGCAGATACTCTACCTACAACTGATCTTACTATTTCTACTAGCAACGCAGGTTATCCCGAATGTGATAGTGTAGCATCTGCTGTTGATACTTTAATCGACAACATCACTACTATTATCAACAACGGTATTGGTTCGGTTGACCTTGTAGAAGCAACGGCAACTTCTTTTGATTATGCTACAAGAGCAACTGTCTTCACCATTGACATTGATGGAACTGGTGGTGCTAACCCCCACAAGTTTGAGACTGGTACTGCAGTAAGACTGGTTCCACGTCCACGTTGGGATTCAGAAGCACAGAAGTATGTTGAGGTTGACAAGCGTTTGGTAAGACTACCTAACGGATTTGAGACTAATAGAACTTATTATGTCATCGCTCCTGGTAGAAAAACTGCTCCATATGATTACTCTGGTGCTGCTCTATTCAATGGTAGCGATCAAACTAAGTTAATGCTTGCAGAAACCAGAGCAAATGCTGCTGCTGGTATCTACCTCTACTCATCTGAATCTGATACGATTGATGAGAATGTAGAAATTGATATGTACAAGTTTGTACTTGATGAGAAGTACGATCTTGATACTTACAAGTGTCAATTAGACGTTGCTGTTGCTGGTGGAACAGCTGTTACTGGTGGTATTGTTGCTAATATTGCACACATCTTTGATGTTCCTAATGCAAGCACAACTCCACAAAGAGTATTCTTCAGACAGATTAACGATTCCACACCACTGCCACTGCTTGCGGCAAACCTACAAGGTGACAATGCATCAGCAAACAGCAGCGATTCTACTGCTGGTGTAGCAGATGATAACGGAAGACTTAACCCTGAGTTTGAATTCTACACTCGTTACGTTGTAAGTCTAGACAAACCAAACAAGGTATTCTGCATCTATAAGACACATGCAGACGCTATCAATGATACAAATAGAATCACCTTCCAGCAACTAAGTGATGCACAGTTCGTCGCTTATGCTAACAAGGCACAGACTCCATTTGCATTTGACCCAAGAGGACAAGAGTATTCTAACAGTGAAACTGGTAGATGGTATATTAAGGTCAAAGATACATCCAGCACTTCTGATCAATCAATTTACAGGGAAAGTATCCTCTGGAGAATTGGTCGCAACAGCGATGTTCGCACATCTCCTGATCCTAAGACTAATGATTCCTTCTACAAACGTCAGGAAGATGACAGAGATAAGGATGACAGAACATATAAGATTCGTTATGTCATTCCTAACTATCTTGAGGGTGTTAGAGATCCTATCAATGGATTTGTTCTTAAAACAAGGACTGACTCTACACGTAGACTAAGACCTCAGAGAATCCTACTGAAACCTGCACCTGGCAACTTTAAGTCAGATGCATTCTTCCAAAACGATAGAAACCCAGGTGAAAGAATTGGTTGGACTAGTAATGAGATCATCCAAAACTTAGGAACTATTAATAATGCCTACGATCCATACCGTAGAGATACTACTGGAGCAGGTGTTGATTATAGAAAGAGAATCACTACCGACAATAATGTTACCATGACTGTACAGTCTGGTAGACTAAGAGATGTTGATGGTGACAGATACTTAGAACTTAACGTATATGACTATGAACCAAACCCAGAGATTCCAGCACTAAACGGTTCTTCTTTTAGAACTGTCAAGATTACTGCTCCTCAGGGTGGATTCTTTGAAGTTAATAAGGCAATTGGAAGTGGTGTTCCTAGTGATCCTCACTATATTCAGTGGTCTGGTTTCAGTTCTGGTTCGGCATATGTCCATGCATATACCCAAGTTGGTTCTGATCATTACCTAATCATTAAGGGTGATGTCATCGATGGAAACCTAATCTACTCTCCATATACTAACACTAGATTCCAGCAGGGTGGCATTTATGCTGACCTCCTAGATGATCCAGATATGGGTAAGTCTTTACCACTCAAGAGATTGATTGAGAAAGGTGAGGATGACTTATTCTACAAGCAGAATGGAGCACCTGTATATACTGTTACTCCTGGTGATATTATCAAGGAAGATGGATCCGAGAACAGATATGTTGTTGCTTCTGTTGAGGATTCTGGTGAGATTGATGACACCTTCTATATCTTTGACATTGAGACACTACAGAGAAGAATTCCTAACCAGCAAGATGGTATTTACTATCTAACCGCTATCCGTGGTAACATTTCACCATTACCTCTCGGTGCTGGTAACCAAAATAACTTCCGTAATTTTAAGTTCTCACAACCAATTTCTTATCTCTATCCACAGAACTATAAGAACGATCCTTACTGGTTCACACACGCTGGTACAACTAACAGTGAGAAAGCATTTGCACAGGGTCTAATCGATCCACCAGCAACATACTCTGCTGCTGATAACTATGTACATGGTCTAGTTAGAACCAACGATTCCAAGTCTTCAATGACTAAGGAAACAATCGTTGATCTAATTGATACACCTGCATTTAACCGTAACACTTACACTGGTGACAATGCTATTGTTGCACAGGAAGGTAATGCTTCTGCTGGTGCTGAAGATAGACAGATTTCTCTTGCTGGTGACAGTGAAGTATTTGTTGACCAGAAGTGGTACGTTGAACTTCGTAGACCATCTATCGCTCGTGCTGGTAACCACACGTTTGAGTATCTTGGTTTCGGTCCTGGTAACTACTCCACTGGTCTCCCAGCACGTCAGGAGATCGTCTTAACGGCGACTCAGGACTACTACGCTCAGGCGAAGCGTCAGGACGGTGGTATCGTCTTCTACACTGGTATTAACTCCAACGGTGAACTATACATTGGTAACCGTAAGATTAATGCTATCACTGGTGAGGAAGAGTTCCTTGAAAGAGCAGCACTAATTGATTCTGATGATGACGAAGATGATATCAGTTCACTCGTTACCACCTTCGAGGTTCCTGTAACATTTAACCAGAATATTACAGTTAACGGTGGTGAAGGAGAACTGGTAAGTAACTTCAACTCACCAATTACGATTAATGTTAATAATAGTGATCTAACTTTACAAGATTCTCCATTAATTATTCTGTCTAACGTAGATACTGAGAATCCTGATGGATCTAAGAACGATCCTACCCTTGATAGAACTACCTTTGTACCACGTCAGAGTGGAGACATCTTCATTGGTAAGAATGAAGTTAAGGCAGCACTATTCCATCTCAATGCTAGAAAGAATGGTCAGTCTTACAGATTCCAGACACATACTACGCTTGAATTGGGTGGTCCTACTCCTACAAATGTAACTCCTAACCAATCATCCTTATATACTGCTGGATTAGGTGGCACTGCACTAGCTTCCAAGCAGAATGTCAAGTATGGTAGTTCTGGTGCATTTGTACTACCACAAGATGGTGATGTTCTACTCAAGGGTGGTTCTGTTGAAAGGTCTGGATCACTTGGTTGGATCTATGCAAACTACTTCACTCCTATTGCTAATGGAGAGATCTTTAACATCGAGTTTAATGGAACCACTACTGTCAAGATTACTTGGAACATTGTAAACAGTGTACAGGTAACCAATGCTTCTCTTGGACTCAGGGAAACTTCTGCTATCAGAATTGAAAACTTCTATCCAGTTGGTACACTGAATGGAACATTTAACATTGATGCTAATGTAGTTATTGGTGGTGTACAAATTCCATTCGATCCAACTGATAGCTTCTGTTACATTACTGTTGGCGAATCTATCTCTGGTGTATCTTATGACAATGATGGTGATGGTTCACTAGATGCTCCTACTACCAATCCAACCTGGGCAAACCTTGTATCTAACGCTGGTACTCCAATCAACGGTAGCACTCCTGCTCCTACTATGCAGTTCTCTACTGCTAACTGGAAGGAAGTTGGTGTTCTAGGTGGTGAGGCACTAAGAACTAAGACGGAGACTATTGGTGATTACAGACTAGGCATCAACACCGTTGCTGCTTCTGCACATACTGCATACGAGACGGCATTTGTTGATGTACATACTGATCCAAAGGCAAACTTGGATGTTGTTGGTACTGCTTGGATTACTGGTAGAACCATTAACAATTACCTTAACGAACCATCTGGTTCTCTAATTGGTAAGACTGCAACTGGTGAGCGTAATGCTTTCTGGGTTGGTGGTGATAGAGACAATCCTGATGCTACCGCAACACTCAGAGTTGCAACCGATTTACAGAGAGTTGGTATTAATGTCTCATCTTCTGATGCTATACTCAACAAAACATTTGTTGTTGATGGTGATGTAAGATTTACTCAGACATTAACTATTGATAACGGTGTTATTGATACTCCAAGCAACACATTTACATTAGCACCTTCAACTGCAACTGTAGATCTATTCCCTGAGGCAGTTACACTGTCTATTGCTAATGCATACGACGATGCAACACAGCAATCTATCAACATCGGTAACAATGCTCCTTCTCAGATCCTTAAGTTTGGTGACGAAGCAACCAATAGTCTACTTTATATCCACAGCAAGTCTCAGAACTCTGTAATTGATATTGGTACTGTTGCAAGTGATGTTGCATACAACTCACAGATTTTTATGGGTGGTGCGTTTGCTAATCCAAACTCGCTGTTTAATATCCGTAACGCAAGACTGAAAGTTGATGGTGACATTCAACTTGGCACACCTTCCACTGGTGTTACCAAGATGTACTCCTTCACTCCAAAACTGGAAATCTTTAGTGCATCTGGTGGTTCTAATGAGATTGATGCTTTCCGTACTGGTTCTATTTTAAGCATTGGTGCTGACGCAGGAACTACAACTATCAATAACAGTCTCTATGTCAAGGCATCCGAAAGAGTTGATGGAAACATCACACTGTTTGGTGGTCTCTCTGCTGGTGAATTAACAGCAACTAGAGGTATCTTTGGCACTACTGTTCAGCAACACCCACTTGGCGGACTAGATGATTTAAACATTGACATCTACAAGCGTGTTGAAATCAATAAGACCATTGATGCTCAAGGTGCTGCAAACTGGGGTGGTGCTTCCTTTGTAGAAGATTCAACAACTGGTACGTACTATCTACCACTAAACCAACCAATTGGTGCTGCTGATCTAGCGATTGGCGATCTAATCTTGGTTGACAGAGCACAGGTTGATGATCAAGTCAACTCTGAAATTCTAAGAGTAGTTGACATCATCAACCCATCTCTTATCACTGATCCTGAGGGTATTAGAGTCGAAGTTGAGAGAGCACAAGAGGGCACGTCTCTCAAACTTGATCACCCAGACAACTGCCCACTTGTCAAACTAACCAAGCAAGAGAACGTCAGTTTCACAACATCTGTTGTACCAAATGGTACTGCTGGTGATTCGGTATCTATTACGACCGCTGAATTTGGTGGATCGATTAATATTACTGATATCTTAAGACTATCTGACACTGAACTCTTTGATGTTACCGCTGTCTCTTCTGACACTAATAACATCCAAGCACTAAGAATTAATGATGGTGCAGAACCAACTGCATTCACAGTCTTTGAAGTTCTTTCTACTACTGGTCAGACTACAATTGAAGGTCCAACCGAAGTTAGAAATGATATTCTGCTCACTGGTACTACATCAAATGAAGATAGAAAACTAACTATCACTGACGGCACCAATGTAACATTTGAAGTTGATGCTGCTGATGGTGACACTAAACTTGCTGGTGATCTATCTGTTGGTTCTGACTTTGATGAATTTGTAGTCAATGGTGACACTGGAACTCTAACAATGAAGGGTGGTGACATCCTTGTTAAGGATGATACTGGTGCTAACAATAGACTACAGTTTGTCAATGGTAACGGCAATCTAACAATTGCTGGTGTTATTGAGACACAGGGAACGGGAACTAACCTCTTTGCAGGTGATGTTGAGTTGAATGGTGGTGATCTTACCGTCAACGACGGAAGCACTTTGAGATTCGGTGTAAATAACAATGGAACAATTGATCTAGGTGGAATTGATGGTTACTTCGGTGCTACTGGTGCTAGAAGATGGGAATATGTCTCAACAGTTTCTGGTGATGCTGGTGTAGTTGCATCTAACATCAATCTCTTTGTTAAGGCATCTTCCAACCTCGTTCTTAAGTTACCTACTAATGCGGTAACTGGTGATATGATCAGAGTTGTTGATATTGGTGGCGCTCTAACGTATAATGTTAGAATGATTTTCAGAGCACCTGATGGTATCCCTATCGCTGGTGATTCTACCAATACCTCCAATGCAATTGCTGGTGTAAACCTCTCTGGTTATGATGGTGGTGAATTGATTGTTACTACACCAAATGCTGCATTTGGTCTTGTATATGCTGGAGCAACACTCAACGGTGGGCAACCATCTGGCATCCCAAGCAACCTACAAGGTTGGTGGTTAATGGAAATCTAATTCCATATATTCTGAAAAAATTTTTCCACGGAAAATAGACGAAAAAAGATGGCAACTTACGGACTACTAAAAACGATGAAAGCCGCCGCCATGGGCACTATCATGCCATGGGGCGGCGACTTGACTGCTATTCCTGCAGGATGGTTGATTTGTAATGGTCAGAGATTAGAAGCGGGTGATTATCCACTTCTTACTCAGATGATTGGTGGAAATTATGGTGATGATGGACTTACGGGAACATTTCCAAATTATGGTGGTGGTATTTTCTTGCCTAATATCAATCAACGTGCTCTGATAGATATCGAAGCATCATATTTTGATAATAGTAATGATACTGATACTACCGAGGCACTTGCTGCTTTGGTTGAGACTGGTGGAACACAAAGTCTAATTGGCGAAAATTTTGATAATGGTACAGATGATGCACCTAGTGTTTATACAGATATTGAATTTGACTATACGCCAGAAAACGATTTTAGTGGAAAGTTAACTGGTGCTGCATTAAATGATACATTTGGTGCCAAGACCGTATATGTTTCATCTAGAAAGTTAGGAAGAAGACATACAGGAATTCATAGTCACACTACAACATTTGATACCATTTATCAAGGTGGTAGTAGTGGAACAAAACCTGGAGCAGGTGTTTCTACTTGGGGTGAAATTAATTACCGTGTTTCTCGTGCTGACTTTGACGAACTTGATTATGGTAAAGTTCAAGCACAGTTAGAAATTCAGTATACTAACCAGCAAGGATTTGGTGGCGGACAACCTGGAGTTTTTATTTGCAATGTTGGCGGTGAAAACCCAACATTTAACCTAAAAGCAAACCAAGTTCAAGGTTCTCCTATTGCTAATTGGTTTGGGGATCAAAGTTTTATGATTACCAATAATTCCGTTCCAGGGTTTTCAATGGATGAGCAATTTTCTAATGGAGATACTCTGTTGTATATGTCAGGTGGTGGTACTTCAGAAATCCCACAGCGAAATTGGGATCCTGGTGGTTCTAATAGTGGAGATTCTGTTGATTTTACTAAAACTTTATTTAATAGAGATGCAATTGATTTTAACCAAACCGTAGATGTTCCTGGGCAAGATCTTGTTATTCAATCTCACTCACATGAACCATTTGAAGTTTTCTTTGATATTGCAAATCTTAGATTACCAAATACAGTAAATGTTAATGTAATTTCAAATGTTGTCCCAGACAATATTTCTGATGCATTTAATATTAATGTTGCCCCAGCAACACCAGCACTAATCTGTTTGTACATTATCAGAGCATACTAATGGCAAATTACGCAAGAGAAAGAGGAAAATACGGCGGAATTGTAGGAAGTATTCAAGTCTTTACTACAACGTTGCCATTAGCAAACGACCCTAGCGACTCTAATTGGAAATCAAAAATTCCTGCAGGTTTTTTGCGATGTGATGGATCAGTTCTGGCAGCATCTTTATATCCAGAACTTGCTGCTCTTCTTGGAACTGGTGATGCGTCTAAATTTAAAAAACCAGAGCAATCATTAACAGAAGAGCAATTCCAGTTACCTGATCTTGGATCTAAGTATTTAAAACCTGGACTAGCAACTGGTACATATACGGACCTAACTTTGCTTCAAACAGCAACAGAAAATTTTGCTGGTAAATCTAGAGTTGGTGCTGAAGTTATCGTTACTTCAAACATTGGAAGTTCTGATACTATTAGTTACACTGGAAACTTTACAGTTACTGGACAAAATAATATTGATTTGTTAGGTAACTCGAAATTTACACCACCAGAGGATAAGTTAACGTCACAAACTATTCTTGATCAGCAGTCATTCCAAGCACATGGTCATGCTGCAAACCAAAAAGTTTTGAACTATACAGGAAACTTTAAAGTTGGTGCAGACGGTAAAGGTGATGGTACTTTGAATGTATTTGCTGGACATTCTTTTGAAACTTCGGGAAATCCTACAAATACTGCTACTTCTACACATGCACATAAAGTAGATTGGCCTATTTCTACAGATTATAGTAATAACTTTGCTTTTTCTTTTCCAACATTTAACGTACCAGCAGATAATATACAGACTACTATTAATGTAGCAACAAAGACAGTAACAGAACTACCAGAAAGTATTCAACCTTTTATTTTGGTTGAGTATATTATCAAATTCTAAAATGGCAGAATTAATTTATACACTAATACCTGGATCCACTGGTTTTGATTTTACAGGAGTTAATGATTACCTGGATGGATGTGCCATTTATAATAATTGTTATGGTGTCTCTGGTGCTTGCGGAACAGGTGAATTGGGTGGATTTTCTACTAATACTGGTGGAAAATGTTTAAGTTTTGGTACATTTAATAGTTCGTTTTACGTTGTTAACCGCACAGCGCAGTGGATCATGAATACTACCTCTATGGAGTATATGATCATTGATGTCATTGTTGGTGATGACTCTAATGGCGGAGAACGACCTAATAATTTTGGAGAGTCATTGTATATCAAGTGCTCTAGTGGAGGTAGTACAGCAGCAAACTTAGTTGCATATTCTGGTAAGGATGGTGGATATACATTCCCAGTTGTTCAGGGTGGTGGAACTTGGTTTACTACAACTGTGCAAATTCCCGCTACAAATCGTGGATTATTTATTTGGCAGATGTATGCATATAGTGTTCAGCAACCAGAATTTGATGGTAGTGGTGGCATATATGCTAATAATGTAAATGCTGGAGACAGATATGGCATTTCGCGAATAAGAATTTACGGTGAAGTTCCTACTCATATTCAATACTTTAGAGGAAATGATGAGTCGGAAGATTGTGATATTTTCCCTGGAGATCCAGTAACTTTTTCTTGGAGCACTGCGTTAGGCAACTTTGCAGGTGCTACGAGTGGAGAAATTGTTACTATGCCAGGTAATGGAGCATTCTATACTATTCCTGCTGCTGATTTATTGAATGGTACTTACACATTAAATCCTGGTCCAACATCTGAGCAAATATATCGATTAAAAGTTCAAGGAAATTCTGGAGAGTTGACACGAGACTTAACGGTCAAAATGTTGTCTCCTGATAGTGATCCAGACACCTTTGCATTTGATAGTGTCTCTAATGCCGAACTCTCTACTTCATATAGTAGTAATACTATAACTATTAGTGGTCTTGAGACATCTGTGATTCTTACTGCTACAAATGGTGCTGAAACATCAGTGAATGGAGGAGTTTTTAACACATCAAGTAAAACTGTTAGTAATAACAGCACTGTACAAGTGAGGATGACATCCTCAGCAAATTTTGCGACAAAGAAAACAACTTCTGTTAGTGTTGGTAGTGCTTCTACTTCTTGGAGTATTACTACAAAATCTGAACCAGCACAAATTCCAAACATATTTTCATTTAATGATGTAACTGATGCTCCTGTAAATGTTATCGTAACTAGTAATGAAGTAACTATTACTGGCATTACGCAACCAGTAACAGTTTCATCGCCATCTAATGTTATATCGGGATTTGAGAGTCAAGTAAATGGTGGTGCATGGAGTGCTGATGTTAAAACAATTGAAAATGGTGGTAAGTTGCGATTACGTTTGAATACTACTTCAATTGCACTTGGAGACACTCAAACTACCAGCGTGGTAGTAGGTGGCGGTGCATCTGTTTCTTGGAGTGTAACTAATCAAACAACTGCTGATAGTAGTCCTAATTACTTTGAATTTAATGATGCACTAGATCAAGCTGCTTCTACACCAATTAACAGTAATTCTGTTACAATTACAGGTATTAACGTAAATACCACAGTTACTGCTACCAATGGCGCATTGATATCTATTGCAGGGGGTGCATACAATAGCAGTCCTCAAACTATAACAAACGGTCAATCTTTATCTGTTCGTTTAACATCTAGTCCTGATCCTGGTGGTGAAGTAGAAACTGATGTTACTGTGGGTAACTTACCATTAGAAAAATTAACAACAACATGGAAAGTTGTTACTACAACTTCTGGCGACACTACACCAGATGCTTTCTATTTTATTGATAAAGATGATCAAGTCCCTAATACATATGTTGAGAGTAACACTGTTTTAATTCAAGGTATCACATCACCATCTTCATTCACAGTTACTAATGGTCAAGCATCTATTAATGGAGGTGCTTGGGCATTTACAGGTAATGTAAGTAATGGAGATGTGGTAAAACTGAGAATGCTTACTCCATCTACTGTAGGCACAGATAAAAGCGTTAGTATCACAATAGGATAATGCCAGAAAACGTTAGTATTACATGGTCAACATCACAGTCTGGCGTTAGTAGCGGCGGATGGGTCACTTCGGATAATGGAAATGGACCAGGAACTAGAATTAGGTTTAACTTGGAAAGATCAGGTAACTGTGGTGGGTCTAACAATAGCACTCAATCTGGCACAGCAACAGCGACTATTATTCCTGGACCTAATTATGAAATGTCAGTTGCACTTGCTGGAAGAGGTGAGGCACAAGATCCTGGTTTTGAAGCAATTACATTGTCTGTTGCTGGTCCAGAAATTACTGGAGTAATTTATACTGCAGCAGCAGCAGGTGGTGGACAAGGATGTGGAACTGCTCCTGTGAATATTACACAGAATCAACCTGGACCATTTTATCTTCCTGCAGGAACTACTAATACATTAACAGCAAGTTTTACAACACGAGACAGTTTATATCATGATGAGACTTGCTTTTATCAAATTGACTTGTCTTTTGAAGCAGTAGATCCTCCATCAAATATTCAATTTTTTAGAGCAAATGATCAATCACCAGATACAACTATTACTAGAGGTGATCCAGTTGTTTTAACATACAATACTCTATGGAATGGTCAGACATCAGCATTTACATGTTCTATTGATCAGGGAATTGGAGATGTAACTTTAATTCCTGGATGTACGATAGATTCAGGAACAATCAATCTTGTTCCACCACCAGAAGTTGACACCACGTATACTTTGTCAATGACAGGATCAACAGGTGCTTTAAGTTCAACTGTAGAAGTTCTCGTTATTCCTCCTGACAATGAAGCAGACCCTTTTACTTTTGAAAGCGTTTCAAATGCCGAATTGTTACAATCTTATGATTCAAATGTGGTTACAATCACTGGATTGGAGGTGTGCCAAGAGGCATTTGCATCAAATGGTGCTGAAATGTCTGTAAATGGCGGTGCATTTTCTACTGCAACACAAACAGTGTGTTCTGGAGATACTGTGCAGTTGAGGATGACATCTTCTCCTAATTATGTAACTAAGAAAACATCAACTTTAACTATTGGTATTACTACTGGTAATTGGAATGTTACGACAAAAAGTTTAGGTAATAATGTTCCAAACGATTTTTCTTTTATTGATGTAGTTGATGCGCCAATTTTATCTTACGTTGAAAGCAACGTTGTAACTATTACTGGTATTACGGGAGATACAACTGTAAGTTCTCCTAGCAATAATGATTTTGAATGTAGAGTAAATGGTGGCGCATGGACTAATTTACCACAAACAATGACAAATGGACAAACTATACAGTTGCGAGTGTTTACCAGTGATGCTCTCGGTGAATTAAAAAGCACACAAATAACTGTTGGTGATGGTGCTGCTAGAACTTGGAATGTCACTAATGTTGCTATAGCTGATGATAGCCCAGACTTCTTTGATTTCTTTGACAAAATCAATCAACAACCCAGCGTACCAGTTGATAGTGAATATGTAACTATTACTGGTATTAATGTACCAACAAATATCGCATGTGATAATCCAAATGCTGACATTATTGTGTATAATCCAGTTAACGGTAATACTACATTATATGGACCTGCAACCACAATTGTTAATAATCAGCAAGTAAAAATTAGGTTGACATCTAGTCCTGACCCTGGTGGTGAGGTAAATACTAATGTAACCATTGGAAATTCTCCACTTACACAACTTACTGATATCTGGAGAGTGTTTACCACAACTGATGGTGATTTGATACCAGATGCATTTTATTTTGTTGATAAAGATGATCAACCACCCAATACTTTAATCGTCAGTAATACTGTTCTTATTACTGGTATTACTGGCGCAGCACCAATGAACATCACAAATGGTGAATTTAGATTAAATGGTGGTAATTGGGTATCAACTGGCGTTTTAAACAATGGTGATACGTTACAACTTAGAATCTTGACTGCGCCTACATTATCAACAGCAAAGACCATGAGTATTACGATAGGATAATGGCGACTCAAACAACATACGAATTCACTACAGCAGGAACTCATACATTTGACTTTCCATCAAATGCTTCAAACGTAAGTTTTATACTTCGTGGTGCAAAAGGTGGCAATGCCCTCGGTGCTACAGATATAAGAGGAGTATTAACTCCATCTCCAGCACAAACTGCACCTCAGGGGCAATACATGACTGGAAGTTTAGATCCTGCGGTTGTTGGTGGTCAAACTATTACTGTTTATCTTGGTGATAATGGAAATGTTGCAAGTAATAATTTTGGATTTGATGGTGGCGCTGCTGGTGGTTCTGGTTATTATTCTGGTGGATCTGGTGGATCATCAGGTGGTGGAGAGACTTGGGTAACTGATGGTGGTGGTTCTGGCGGTGGTGGAGCATCTGTTCTGGTTGCTGTTGGTCTTGGTTCTGTTCTTGCTGTTGCTGGTGGTAGTGGAGGATGTGGTGGTGCTGCGGTTGATTATGGTGGACAAGTTCCCGCATACAATACCAATCTTACTACCAACATTACTGGTGCTGGAAATGGTAACAATGGTGGTAGTGGTATTCAGTCTAATGGAGGATCTGGTGGAGGCGGTGGTGGAGTACCTGCAGGCGCAGGTGGTGGTGCTTCATCTTCAGGTAACCATAATCCTGGTAAAGCAGGATCTGGTGGGGGAGGATATTACAATAATCTAGCAGTTCCTACATGTGCTATTACTGCTGAAGCATTTATCCCTAATAATTTAAATGATGGTTATTTTTACATTACATATGAATCAGGTGATCCACCAAACGTACAATTCAGTTCTAATCCTGCAGTAGTTGTAACTGGTGGGAGCACAACATTATCATGGGAAGTAACTGCTGGTGATGTTTCAGATAATCCAACTAGTATAACGTTGAATGGTGTTGCAGTTGCTGCTACCGATACTCTGGTAGTTTCTCCTACAGTTTCTACTGATTATACAATATCTGCTACTGGTGCTGGAGGCACAACTACGGACACTATTAGAGTGATTGTTATTGCTTCTGATAATGGAACTGGAGCAGGATTTACAACTGTATATGGAACTGGAGAAACTAGTGATGCTGTACCCCCAAATGTAACTGGATATTTAACTATTGCTGCTGCTCGTGGGGGATCTGGTGGATCTGATGGTAATGGTCCTGGATGTAGTGGCAATGGTGGTAGAGTTGGGGTTTTTGAACTTTTACCGACTCCTGAGGGTAGACAATTAACTTTTTATGTTGGTACAGTAGGAAATAATGGTGCTTCTGGAAAACCTAGAAATAAACCAGGAGGCACTGGTGGAATTTCTGTTGCTGGTAATGGTGGCAATGGTGGAAGAGATAGTTCAAGTAGCGGATGGTCTGGATCAGGTGGTGGTGGTGGTGGTGCTTCTGGTGTATTTGATATAGGACTCAATCAGTGGATTTGTAACGTCGGCGGCGGAGGCGGCGGTGGTGGAGGTTCTTTAAACCAAGGTTGCAGTAATCAACCATCTTCTTCTGGTGGTAGTATCAGTGCTGGTAGTGTTGGTGCTGCAAATGGAAATGGTGGAGGCGACGCTCCAGGCGACGGTGGCGGCGGCGGCGGTGGTGGCGGTGGTAGTTTCGCAGGTAGCGGCGGCGGCAGTGGACAAGATAATAATTCTGCTGGATCTTCTGGCGGTGGTGGAGGATCTAATTATAACAATACTATTCTTAGTTTAGATTCTCAATCTACTAACAATAATAATGGTTATGCGATTTTAAGTTTTACAATTCCTCCTACTATTGCTTACTTTAGAGCAAATGATGATTCACCAGAAACAGACATTCTGCAAGGAGAAGCTGTAGTTTTATCGTGGAGTACATTGTTCAATGGGCAAGAAACTGCTACAGCAGCAGAAATTGATAATGGAGTTGGTGTTGTTCCTGTAGGACAACAGTTCACATCTATCGTCAGTCCTGCAGAAACAACTACATACACTTTAACAGCATCTGGTGGTGGTGTTTTTGCTCAGCAAACTGTCACGGTAAACGTCACTGGACCAGATGATGTTTCAGATACATTTTCATTTTCTAGCATTCAAAATGCAGAATTGATTACAATGTATGAGACAGAAATTGTTACTATTAGTGGACTTGGTGTAGGCGTAAATGCTTTTGTTACTAATGGTGCTGAGTTGTCTGTAAATGGTGGTGCTTATTCAAGTGCTACGCAAACTGTTAACAATGGTGATACTATACAAGTTAGGATGGAATCCTCGTCATTGTATAGCACTGAAAAAGAATCATCAATCTCTGTTGGTGTTACAAATACAACTTGGAGTGTATTTACAAAACAAGAACCAGCAAATGTACCAAATGCTTTTTCATTCAATGATGTAGATGATGCCCCACTTAGTACATATATTTCTAGTAATGTAGTTACAATCAGTGGACTTAATGTTATAGGTACAGTTAGTACCCCATTAAGTGGTGCTGAATCTTCCGTGAATGGTGGACCTTTTAGCACTGCGGTAAAGTTAATTAATAATGGAGAAACTTTAGCATTACGAGTTTTGACTAGCGGTGCATTGGGTGATTCTGTACAAACTGGTGTATCTGTTGGTAGTGGACCAGTTGTTACATGGAATGTGACTAATGTTACTACTGCTGATGATAACCCAGACTTCTTTGATTTTACTGATAAGTTAAATATGACGGCAAATACTTATGTTACTAGTGATATCTTAACAATTACTGGATTAAATGTTCCTACTGCTGTCACTGTAACTAATGGAGATTTCCGAATCAATGGTGGATCATGGGTAACCAGTGGAAATATCAATGTTAATGACACTCTGCAATTACGTTTGTTGTCTAGCACAGAACCTGGAGGTGAAGTAGAAACTACTGTTACTATTGGAAATCTTCCGCTCAATCAATTATCAGATGATTGGAAAGTAGTTACTACAACTGCTGGTGATATTGACCCAGATGCATTCAGTTTTATTAATCAAGATAATCAACCACCAAACACTCTTGTGAATAGTAATGTGGTTCAAATATTTGGTATCACATCTCCATCTCCAATTTCTATTAATGGCGGTGAAATGCAAATTAATGGTGGACCGTGGGTTACATCGGGTTCAATAAATAATGGTGAGACACTGCGACTTAGAATAACAACTAGCGCATCTCTTGGCACTCCTGTTTCTATTTCAATAACAGTCGGATAACATGGCATATAATACTTCTTGGACAGTCACTACGTATGATAGTGCTGATAATATCCAACCTGGACATTGGTACAGTGTTAGGAATAAGAAAGAAGATGGTATGGCTCTAGGAACTGTCATGACTATCTTTAGAGACAAGCAGGGAAATTGGGGTGACCTTAGTGGTTCGTTAGCATCTAGATTCCCTGGTTGGATTGTCTGTGAAGGTGATACTTTACAAGCGGCAGACTATCCAGATCTGTGGGATGTTATTGGTAACACTTATGGTGGCAACGGCGCTAAAACTGTCAATGGAAATACCAAAACATATTCGGGATCTTTTAAACTTCCTGACTATAAGAATAGAAGATTACATGGCACTGGAAATGTAGATGGTAATAGAGGATCATCACCAACACTCGTAACATATAATGCACCAGACTTAAGTTCCTCTGGTTCTGGTGATGCATTTACTGCTGGTTCTGGTGGAGGAAACTGGTATATTGATAAAATTGATGCTCAAGGAGATCCACCAGATGAGCAAGTATATACTGGAACTGGTCAAAGTGATAGTAAATTCTTTAAACTTGGTACTCTCGTAACTACTGGAGCAGAAGGAATTACTGGAGAAATTAATTATAATATTGTTGGAAATATTCAAGCAACGATTGGACCAGTAAAAGATATTATTGTAAATGTTCCACAACATGATCATGTAATTATTAGTGGACAGGCAGATCAGGTGCCCGTTGGTTGGGTTCCTTGGGGTTCTCCTCCTACTGGTGGTGGATTCTATGGTATTAGTTCGGGGGAAATCAGGGACGCAACTTATCCTCAGATTGGTTATAATAGTGTTGTTGCTCCTGGTGGAGAGTTCAATGCATCTTTCAATAACTATTGGCCAGGGGATGTACAAAATAATATCCCTGGTCTTCCTGTAGGTAACAAATATAGTGCTGGTGTTTTGTGTAACAATGTAGATGCAAACGTTAGTGTGTATAACCCAGGCACACTATTATCTCACTCACATTACATTCAAGAAGGATCTGACTTTGGTGATGGTGCAAACGTATATGGATGGGGAAATAATACTGGTGCAGGGACTGCAGCAGGTGGTCTTGCTACAAATACAACAACAAATATTAATTTCTCTCAAACCGAACTCGCACTAGCAGCAAATGAAGCAACATTTGCTTTAAACTTATCAAAACAAGTCATTCCAACACCATCTTTAATCCCACAAGACAACGTTTCCCTATTGACTAAATACTATCGAGTCAAGTATATTATTAAAGCATACTGAGGTAGATTATGGCGGTGCAACCTATTCGTCCCATCGAATTGATGGAGGACGAGAACATCACGCAATCAGAATTTCATGAGTTTATTGGAATCTGGAAAAATTTTATGCCAAAAGTGCGTTGTGATAAATTTATTGAACACTTTGAAAAAATTAGATCTACTAGTTCTGTTCTTGAAAGTCCTGATCCAAAGGAACAAGAACTCATGGACGGGACAACCCAATTTAAACAAGGAAGTCTCGGTAGAAGGGATGAATCTTTGTTGTTGAATTACTCTGATGCATCATTGAATTATGAGGCAAACCAGTATTTGACTGCATGTGTACAGCACTACATTAAAAAATATGATCAATTGAAGAGTGGTAGGTTTGTCTCTGAAGATTGTAAGATGCAAAAAACACCACCTGGCGGTGGTTATCACATGTGGCATTATGAAAATTCTGGGTTTGGACACCACGCTAGAGAACTTGTTTGGGCAATCTATCTAAATGATATGCCTGAGGGTGAAGCAGAAACTGAGTTTTTGTATCAGCGTAGAAGAATTCGACCCACTGCAGGCACTGTTTGTGTTTGGCCTGCATCTATGACTCACGTTCATAAAGGCAACACAGTCTTTACTCAAGATAAATACATTTTGACTGGCTGGTATATCAGGGTTCCATAATGGCAGAATATTTCTATCAACAACCAACCGAGGATGAGGTAAGAGAATTTTGGTCTAATACTGTTAGACCAAAAGAATCTGTTATGGAGTTAAATTTTGCCGAAAAAGCTGTCACTCTTGGTGGTGTTGCTCTTGGTGGACAAACAACTTTTGTTGATGAAAAAGCATGGGAAGATGTTGTGCTACCTGCAATCTCTTCAGAGTGGCATGACCCAGGTAAAGATGAAATCGAACATTTACTTCTCTACAACAATGACAAGTATTTGTGTCAACGAAAGAAAATCAAATATGATTTTGCAACAGAATCAACATATTGGGTAACATATAATTATACTGATGGTGACGTTACAGATGTAAAAAGAATTTATGACGTTATCAATGCAGTTGTAGTTGTACAAAAGGAAGCAAAAGAATACGAAGTTCTTGAGAAAGCAAGAGAGTTGAATTTAGAGCAACTTGATTATTATTATGATCACAAGTGGTTCAAGAAAATGGATGAAATCCAAAAAATGTTATTGTATTCTGATTTCAGAGTTCTTCCTGATACACCAGTAAAGTATGATGGAGAGAAAGAGGACTGGGCAACTTGGAGACAGAGACTTAGAGACTTGCTCCCAGGCAATCCTAGAGAAGAATTTGCTGATAACTTTGAAATGTTTAAGTTCATTCAAACATTAAAGTATCCTATTGATCCTAGGAAATATCTTGCCATATACCCTAATCGTGATGTAGAATATCTGTCTACAGACGATCAATTCCAAAAATATGATTTTGAAGCATCTGTAGATTTCGTATCAAAAACGCAACTCAATCTCATTAACTATCTTGAGACATATGATGCTAACTTCAGACCTATTGACAGAAAGATTTTAGATCTTGCAAGAGAACTGAAGTTGGATGAAGTCTTTGATAGGTTTAACTTCGCTAAATTTATGCCTACCGATTAATATGATCCATACTTTTAATATGTTGCCCCAAGGGGTTGTGAACAACATTAATGATTTTTATGAGTTCTGTGAATTCACTGATGGTTCCTGGTCTGGATCTAACGATAAGAAAGTAAAGCATAATCAGCAGATCTTAGATGAAGTGCATTATTCATCAATGGTAAAGTTGATGGATCAGCATATTGCTGGTGATAAAAGATTAAACTATATTTTCTTGCCTAAAGGTCATACTCATCCAAACTTCCTCAAATATAGTGAGGGGATGCATTATAGTTGGCACTATGATAATTTCATTTTAGATCAAATGAGGACAGATTACAGTGTAACTGTATTCTTGAATGATCCTGGTGACTATGAAGGTGGAGAACTAGAGATTAAGGTTGGTGATAGTTCACAGGAGTTTAAATTAAATGCTGGTGATGCAGTAATTTACCATACAGGATTGCATCATAGAGTTAAACCTGTGACATCTGGCGAGCGTCGTGTTATTACATGGTGGATGAATTCTATGATTGATAATGCTAGTGCTCGTGAAGATATATTAGAACTTTCAAAAGTTCTTTTGGAAGTTGGTGATCACCCAATGCGTGGTAGACTAGAGACTATTAGATGTAATTTGATTAGGAACAATGCCACAATATAGTCCTGATGATGTATTAGAGTATAAAAACTTTTTTAGTGACATAGACCACGAGGCAATCCAAAGAGAACTCAACAATGGGTTGTGGGCATGGGGACACAAGAGTGATATGTCCAAGGCAAATCAAATTCCTATGTGGTTGATGTCGCTAAGTAAGTACAAGTTCTTTAATGAGTATCTCCTAAATAAGATTGAGTCAAAAACTGGACTCAAATTTAACTTTGAGCGTGTATACGCTAACGGTCACACATTTGGGATGAAGGGTTATCCCCATCAAGATTCTCAGAATCATCGTGGTCGGACATTATTATATTATCCTATGAGTCAGTGGAATGTAGAATGGGGAGGCAAAACTTGTTTTAAGTTTCCTACTGACGATGGTGTTAAACACCACTTTGTTATACCAGAACCCAATAAGGCAATTATATTCCCTGGAATTGTTCCTCACTGGGCAGAAGAAACATCTAGAATTTTCACTGGTTTACGTATCTCTGTTGCTTGGAAACTCGAACTAAAATGAACGATCATCAGGTATTTGAATATCAAACTATTGTAGAGAATTACATTGCTTCCCGAGAGAAAGCAACTCTTGTGCTGCGTAATGTAGGACCAAGAGCAATTAGTGATGAAGTAAAGAGAGATCAGGTATATGATACTTACAAGATGATTCTTGATCATGATGTATTTACTGGTCTACTAAGTCATGAGATTATTTTTGTAGAATTTGATTCTATTGAGAAAGCAGAAGACTACGCTGGTAATTTCCCAAAGAATTCTAGTGATGGAGACCCAGATTTTTATGTTTTAGCAGAAGTCTATGGTCCAAATGGTGCTATCGAATATCACAATAAGTAATCATGTCATACGAAAATCATTACATTGGTGCTGAAGAGCATGTCATTGGAAGTGGCATGATTAACTATCATAGGTATCTTCCCTATGATTGTATTAAACCAGAGTTGTTGGTAACTGAAGCATCATACAAAATCAATGATATCTATGAGTTTTGCAAGACTCGTGCTAAAATTGGATATCTTCCTGAATCTATCTTAAAATCTTCGACTGGTTTGTGGATTACTTCTATCGACAATACATTTGCAGAAGATTTGTCATATCATGTCTATCATTCTCTTGATTATGGTAATTTAAGAGGCGATAAGTTTGAGGAATTGTATGGTGCTCTGGGTACACAAGAACCTGCTAAGATGACAGAACTTAGGCAGAGTGATCTTGATTTTGGGTTAGAAGGAGTGTCAGTTGACACTAGTGGTGATGTTGTTAAGTATGTCACACTCTTTCGTCCTAATTCAAATGTTCTTGATTACTTTGATCTTCCCGAAATTGATAAGGTAAAGGAATTTGTTGCGGTAAGTTTTGCTGAGTTTGAAGAAGGCAAGGTAGACGCTACAACATCTTTTAAGTCGCCTATTCGCATTCAGTTTGATGCAGTAAATGACACTACATCAATCGAATTAGTCAGTCCGTTCTTCATATCAGAGTTTTATGCTGCTGGTGGATCAACAGAAACATTCTTAAACAGAAAAAATCTCTACTTCCAGAGAATGCAAGATACTGGACTTTTGACCTCAGACGAGGTAGAATATTGTAGAACTCATAGTCCTTCACATCAACAGTTTTCTGTAAAACTTAAGTGGAGAGATGGTGAGTTAGTAGATAAAAAACTCTACACATTTGTTGTTCTAGATTTTGAGAGAGTGGAATGATACTTGGTGACTTTGTACATGAATATAAACTTGACAACTACGAACAACTTAATGATTCAGTCATCGAATATCTCTACAAACTAAGAGATGGTGAGGAGAAATCTGATCGCTTATCAAATATAAGAGGATGGCAAAAGAATCACCTTGAGAAATACCCAGAACTATCTGAATTTAGTTCTGCTATCTTTAATGAGTTTCATGATTTTGTGGTTAACCATTTAAATCCACTGAAAAAGTTATCAATATATCTTGGTAACATGTTTGCTAATGTTAATCCACCTGGAGCATATCATCTACCTCATGTACATGATTGTCATTGGACTGGTGTATATTATTTGCAGGCAGATGAGGACTCTGGATCTCTGTGTATTCAAAAACCACACCAAGGTCCATCACAAGCAGAGCAAACAAAGTTCTTTGCTAATGTTAGATTAGAGCATAAGTTTGTTCCTGTACCAGGAACAGGTTATTTCTTTCCATCGCATCTTGTACATTATGTCGAAGAGAATTTATCACCACGAGATAGAATCTCTGTAGCATATAATATTACAATCACAGAACAAAATGATATGTAAAATTCTTGACAATCAATTTGATAAACTATATCTACATCAAATAGCAGGACACATTAGTGAAATTCCACTTTCATATAATAACGTTGCTAATAGAACTACATGGCCATATGAGTTTGAAGGAACACACAAACTCTTAGGATGTAAACTGTTTCAACGTGGCAATGGTGTCAATAGAGTCAATACATGCCATGATAAAGTAGAACCATTCTTTGACATTCTTGAGCGTCTAGAAGAAGTGCTGAGTGCATATTTTTTATGCAATCAGATTGGTTTGAATGTACAGTATCAAGGATTTGATGGTACAACTCACACAGATAGTGGAGATCCAAATGATATTACACTTTTGATGATGACTAATCCAGAGTGGGACAGTTCATGGGGTGGACAATTCCAACTGACAGACAAAAATGGTGAGCATGTTGTTGAAGAGCATGAATATGTGCCAGGTAGAGTTATTGTTCTACCATCGAAACATCCACATAGAGGGTTAGCACCTACCGTACCACATGTTTATCGCACGTCAATAGTCTGGCGAGTCACACCATTAGACTACTACCTGAGAAAGAATTTTCCTTCTAGGTCTTGACATGAGATGATAGTGTGGTAGGATAGCAGAAGCGAGCATACCACTATTGAAAGTTCCCACGCAACCAGAGTTGACGCACTTGCAGCTTCAAGCAATGTTACGCGATCACAATATTCCAGAAAGCGAAATAAAGTATCTGGGAGATAGAGAATATACTACTGAGTATCAGGCACATCCAGAATATCATGGGCAGATTATGCCATGGTATCTAATTGGTGGTGATCATGAGGTTCCTGTATGCGACATTGCATCAGTTGATCAAGTGGACGATAATGATTGTGTCCCTGAGAATGATGGTTGGGGTCTCCAATCATAAAGAAAGTGTAAGGATATACAGATATCCTGACAAAACCATCTAAAATACCTAAGACTACGCTAAACTAACATGGACTGGCAAGACCGCACTAAACATGAAAAACGTAAGGATGCATTCTACATCTTTTACGAGAGTGTACTGAAACCAGACCATGAACTACGCCAAGATGCTCATGAGCAGTGCTGTTATCATGAGTTGTTAGAATGGCGTGGTGAGATCATTGCCTACCTTGACCGCCGCCGTATTGAAGAGTTTAATTCATGACTATTGAAGGACGCCCAGAACTTAAAGGAACCGAAGATTTTTTGCAAAAGAGTTATGCAGGACAACGTAAAGATCGTATGCAAGATGCTATCGACGATTACCTCCAAGATGGTAAAGTATCAGCACGACAAACGTATGAAGAGATGCTATCTTGCATCGATGATGTAATTAAATACCACGAGCAATCATACTGCCGTGCTCGTAGTCTTCGTGATCTTATGATGGGACATCGTGAAGTTGACCTTGATGATCTTGCCAAGAAGTGGCAGTATGATAAATTACCTGAGCGTTTCTAATTACCATGACTGAAGAAGAACTGAAAGAGACTATCAAGAATCTCTTGGCAATGCAAACTAACAATGATTACAACTTCCAACTATTGGAGGCAAAGATTGATCTTTTAGAAAAAAGAATTAAAGATCTAGATGAGTTGCGTGAAGTGTTCAGACTTCCTCCACCTCAGAATCTAGACCGTGAACCATTTGAGTTTGTAAAAGACTGATGCAGTTTGAACTGCTCCAACCTGTGACATATGGTCACGTCACAGGTTATATTTCTTTCATTAGTGAATACTACATCACTATTTGTTTCAAAGACATCCCACTTCCTGAGTCTGAAAACTCACGGTGGGGTCGTCACTATGTTAATCTCGTTGTTTACCCTAAGTTTTATCATGAAGTACGCAGTTGTGTGGTTGAAGAACAAGAAGAAGGACACTGCCCGCCAAGAAGCGATCTTCTACAATTTGGAAGACGCCGCGCTATGGGAGCAGCACATCAATAAGACTCAACACGCTAAAACCAACATTGTCCCCATCTTTGGTGACAGTTGAACAAGTGTCACAGGGGGGATTCCATGCCCCCCTTTTTCGTGTATTCTATAAGAGTCAAAGGAACACACCCCATGCAACTCACCACGAACGTCACCGTCGTTGACTTCTTCCCCGAGGCATACATTGCTGATGAAGGCGTCAAGCGTTTCCAGAAGCGTGTCACCTGGAAAGCAAATGGTCTCAAGTCCTACAGCACTGTTACCATGCTCACAGCTCGTAATGAGTGGGCATCACGCATTGCTAACGGTGCTGAAGTCACTGACTACCACACCGACAAAATGCCACGCTCTGAGTATATGCCAATGGCAGTGTGATGAGAGGCACCTGTGAGCGCCTCTAACGCCCTTATATCCTTTTCTACCTATGGAGACTGCTAACGTACCCCTGACGCCCTCTCAAATCCGTTTCCTGATGGATGTGATGATGGGATCACAACTCGGCATCACCAAACTCCATGCTATACAGCATGGCGTGAACGACAGTGCTGTCTACAACCACTTGGCAGACTGTCTACCTGACCCTCCTGACCCTACCGAGTGCTGGTAGAATTACAAAGTAATCAACACACACACCATGGACATCCGTAACGAGTTCGTTGAGATCATCAACCACCACTTTGGTGGCATCCGTGACGAGGTTAAGTTCGCTCTCAAATACAATGATGGTGTGTCGTTTGACACTGGTAAGTTTGGTGAGCGTGTAAACTTCATTCTTCACGGCACCAAAGGTGTACCATCCAATGGTGGTTGTGCTTTCGATGCTGCTAACTTCAGTGAGGCGAAGGGTTGCAACAAAGCACAGACATATGAGTGCCCTGACTGTGGCACCAAGAATAACTATTACTCTGACAAATGTGCTGAGTGTGGTAGTACAGAGCGTAAAGATCCTAATGACACTCGCTGGGGCATTGATGCTAAGGCACACTTCTTGTATGCCGATCAAATGCCATACTATTGCTTCACTATCATTACTCCTGTCAATCGTAGTGCAGAGAATCCGCAGTTCAACATCAAAGTATATCGTATTGACGCTAAAAACGAATTCTTTAATGACATGCTGCGCTACCAACTGAAGCATGGTAGTAAAGCACACAAGAACTTCATGCCTCTTGGTCGTGACTTTTACATGTCATCACCTGAGATGCTCGTTGAGTGTCTTGTGTCTGTCACTGATACTGTCAGTGTGCAATTCTATGAGTTTGACCCTCAGGGTCGCAAGATTGAGACCATGCCTATTGATCTCTTCACTAAAGCAGAACAAAAGCAACTGCAATCCTGTGCTGGTGCTTGTCTGATCAGTGAAGCAGTTGAGACTATTGGTGTCAAGCAATCGACACACGGCAAAGATCGTGGTACACTGAACCGTAACAAGAAGATCTGAATGAACTATAAAAATCAAGATTGTATTGAATATCTCAAGTCACTTGATGATCGCTCTGTGGATCTGATCGTCACAGATCCACCATACTATCGTGTTGTCAAGGATGATTGGGACAACCAGTGGTTCACTAGTGATGAATATTATGCATGGTGTGAACAATGGATCACTGAACTTGGTAGAGTAGCAAAGTGGTCTGCTAGTTTCTGGTTGTTTGGTTTCCCGCAGCAGTTGTGTCACCTGCTGCCTGTTATTCAACGTGCTGGGTTCACATTCCGTCAGCAGATCGTTGTAAACAAGGGTATGCAAGCAGTTGCTGGTAGAACTAGCAAGAAACTGAAGATGTTTCCTACTGCCACGGAAAGTATATTCTATTTTCACTATGAAGCACGGGATCATATCCGTGACATGTTGCAATTAGAGCGTAAGCGTCTTGGTTGGCGCGGAAATGATGTAAATGCACATCTTGGTAAAGCAGTGACTGGTGGTGGTGCGTTCGCTTGCATGGCATCAGAGAAGAAACCACGCGAGCATAGAGTATATCCTACTCGTGATGACTGGACTAAACTGCAAGAGGTAATGTCACTGCCTGAGTATGATGATCTCGTGTACACATTTAATCTACCCACTGGTCTCACTGATGTGTGGGATGACATCAACTTCTACGACCGTAAAGTAACAAAAATCCATTCGACGCAAAAACCAGTTGCATTGATGGAGCGTCTGGTCCTGGCGTCCTCCAATATAGGAAATAACGTTCTTGACATCTTCGGTGGGTCTGGTTCTACTGGTGTGGTGTGTAAGTTGCATGGTAGAGAGTTCTTAGGATGCGAAATTGACCCAGAATACTATGCACAGTCTCGTGAGCGCATCCTGGACACTGTGCCAGACATCAAACCGCCCACCATCTTCCCATTCTTCCCCTGATCCGTGTATTCTATAAAGGTAGTCAAGGGAGCACACCATGATCACTTCCAAAGCACAAATTCTCAACACAATCAAGGAGTGTTGCACTGGTAGTGCTCTCACTAAAATTGAAAAGTTCCAAGTCTTCTGCCATGTGTGTGATAACATGTTGGCAGAAGGACGTATCACTCAAACACAACACACTCGTTGGACAAATGTTTTCTAAAGTCACACGATACGGTCTCGCTGGTATTCTTACATGTCTTGCTCTCGGTAGTTATCTTAACTTTCTAGCAGAGCGTGACAGTAAGATGCTAAACTACTATGACTCCACAAAACAAAATGTTCACTAAAAAAGACACCGACTTCATTGATTTTCTTTTCGGTAAATTGACCTGTTTGACTGACACTGACATGATTGACTTGCATGATGATGACACTGCTGGTATTGACGCACTAGAACTGCGAGCAGCAGAGTTGGAGGTGACAGTTGACGAACTGATCCAACAGATCGACTGCTGACCCCATCCTGCCCTATACTATAGAAGTCAACAGCACACCACCCATGACCGTTCAAGTCGTAAAGCACTCCTTCTACAAGATCGAGATTGACACCGTGGATGCTCCCCAGCAACCCATCGTGTATTTCCGTAAGGAAGGCAAGTGTACCACTGCTAAGGGCATGGATCGTCAGCACAATCG